ACCATTAGCTATATTTATCTCTGTATAATAGAATTCGACACCAACATTTGGTTTAACCCAATTTGATGACGGAACAACTCCTGGGTCACCACCAATCAATGTGTAGGAATACTGAACCAAACGATCGTCATTAAAAGTTTTTAAAGTGTTGTTGTCGATCAGTTTAGTTTTGGCGGTATTGGTACTGGTTAGATCAGCGGCCCCCATACCATGTGCATCTGTTGGGTCTGTTTTATTAACATGGGTTTCCCATTTATAACCATTACCATTTGATATTAATTTATTTTTGTCTGTTGTGTCTTGTTCTGTTAGATTTACGGGGGCTAAACCATGTAGATTAGACCATCCATCCACATATGTCCAGCCTCTATGTTCCTCCCATTGATAAGCAAGTCTGTTGCTGACCAATTTATCTTTAAAAACAGAAGTTTGGTCTGTCTCATCCACAGCAACGGCCTGTTGAATTTTTGGGAAGACATCGACCCAATCAATATATCCTGATGCAACACCCGCTTTTGCCCATTTTATTTTAAATTTCTGGCTGATATCATATCCATTTTGTTCTGTGTTATCTGCGATCCAGAACTGGAAAAAACCGTTAGCGTTTGTGGTAACCTGTGGCTCTGTATCGATCATTGTGCCACCAACTTCATCAGTGAATATTCGTGCTGGAATTTCCGTACCAGCGAGGTATATATAGACGCTGGTATCTGCTATTGGTTGACCTTCTCGGTTAAGTAAAAACTGCCATTCATGGACTCTCGACATGATAAAATTCCTTTTTATTGTATTTTTTCATTATTCTATAAACTCCACTATTTTATTTAAACATTTTTCTTTGTTAAAATTATAAATTTCTTCATCAATTACCATTAAACCAATACCCTTTTCTTTACATTGTTGTTTTTGATAGTGTCTCTTCTTTTAGCACTACTAAATGAGTGCCAATATATAATGTTTTAATATATTCAAAAATTTCAATTTCTACTTTGGAAGTCTTTTTATTATAATCACATTCAGGACATCTACTACCACTATTGAAACTATTCCATGTTACTTTATATTCATACCTCTCTGGACACACAACTTTTAGTTTAATCTTGGAATTAATATATTCTTTACTTACTAATTCAAATCCTTCTTTTTCAATCTGCTCCTTTACATAATCATATGATAGTTTCTTGGGCATATCAATAGTATTTATATAAAAAAATAATATTATTTTTTTATACGATAATGAATAGTCATGTCAATATTTTCTGGTTTATATAATTCACTGCATTTTGTGTAGAACAACAACTCTTGGTTCTGATTAAGAATACCAAGTTCTCTGATGGTATATTCGTTTTCTTTTGGTAGCGGAAATGACAGATAATAGTAATTATCATCTTCATAAATAGTATCTCTTGGAATTACACCCTCATCGTCATACTCCGAAAGCTGTGCAATCAGTCCGTTTTCAACACTATTGATGCGCCATATAGGGGATAACTGCTCATCTTCGAGTATTTCAAGTAGTACGTCATAGAAGTCAATGTTACCTATCGCTACAACGCTTGTATAACCTGTTACTGGTTCAGGCCAATGGATTCTCATAACAACCTCAGATATCAATTCTATCTTATCTGGAACCATTTGTCTTCCATCATTATCATAACAACTGGCTATAACACCCTTGTAGTGTAGGTTATGAAGGACTTCCCATGTATCTGATGGTGTTGTTTGGAACACAATAGCGTCCGATGCTTTTATAAGTGCATCAGTCTCAACTGGTATCGGTGTATCAACATAATAGTTTGTATCAACCAACGCTGTTTCATCGTCCGGTGTAATATCTATAAGCTGTAGATCGTTTATCATTACCTTTTCTTCTGGAATCTCGTTAGGTAATCTAAACTGTATGATCAACTCCCCACCGGCATTGTGAGCCTGTAAATGTTTGAATTTCCAGATATCCGTGGTCGGTGTTCTTCTTTCCTGATAATAATCAACTATCCTTGTGAAGAAATATCCTGTTGTCGGTTCTGGCCATATTGCAATAACTGTATCGCTATCGATGTATTCAATCTTGTCTGGGAATATTAATTCAAAATCAAAGTTATATGCCGCTGTTACAACATTCGCTCTGCTTAGATCGTGGGTTATTGTCCATTCTGTTGATGGTATATTAACGATCTCTATATGAGCACCATTTTCCCATAGATTATATATGTTCTGTCTTGATATACAGTATGCTGTTTTGCTTGGTACATCGTATAAACTTACATCACCACCGGTGAAGTCACATATAGGGGCCAAAACAATACTATACTCTGAAACTCTGTTTATTGGTTTTATAAATTCCCAATACTCATAAAGTCTGTCCCATATATCTTTTGGTAGAATTGCTGTGTTTGTTATGGGTTCTTTACACATATCAAGTTCTATCCTGTAACCCGTTGATTGGACATCTGTTGTGCTTTCAAAAGAAGATGGGTATGATCCATCCTTATACCAATCTTCACCAGCACCGTCCGTTCTGAGGGTCACATCGTAGTCATATTCTGGTCGGTTAACATAATTGTATTCTGTCACCGCACTTGTTGGAACCGTTCCGGTAATTGATGAACTATGCCATTTTTCATATATGTTTATATAGTTATTTGTTTGTGTTATTACTTTCCATATATCGTATATGGAACTGTTTGTTCCTTTTCTTTTTAGAAGATATGGTAAATCTCTTACGAACTCTCTGTTTCTTAATGTCTCTGTGCTAATATCAGTGATATCACCCATATCATAGAATTTTGAGAGGTAACCAAGATACTCAGGGTCAATCTCCATCGGGTCTAATAAAGTCCATATATTTTTTTGAAGGTTATAAATTTCTGACTGTACCCTGTCAAAATATATTTCCAGAAACTCGCTGAACTTTCCAGTTTGTTGATGAACTGGGACAGTCTTTTTAACATAATCTTTTAGACCATCATATATTATATGATATGTGTTTCCCATTTAATTAAACCCCAGAGGTTTTGAATATTTTACCGAAATATATGAATGTCTTATCGGTATTTATGTATTTTTTGATGTTAAGTTTTATATCCCATTTACTTAAAAATAAATCTTCTGCATATGTCAGAAGCCAATTGTGGAAGAATGAATCTTTTCTAAAATAAACTTTCATTGCATTATCAATTGGGTTTATCTCTGTGGTTGTATAATCATACTCATTATATTCATATGCTATTCCAGAAATCGATTCTACTATGGTTGTTCCTTCCGTGTATATTAACTCAGGGGAAAGTTCAAAAGAAAACATATTCTCTGCAAGTGATTTGAATGATAATAGCACCGGCCTGAAACCTTTATCATGATCCTCAATATATAATGTTATTGTACCAGCACCCTCTGTAACCATTGATGTCTGTGACCCTATGAGGTATGAGTTGACCATCTCTGCTTCTTCATCGAAGTATCTGATATTCCAAGTTATATTATTATCATTTATAAACTGCACACCGCCGCTGATCGTTTCAGAATCCGTTAGTGTGATCGGAACCTGAAAAAATGAACCGTCGGCTAATCTGCTTGTGAAATTAATCCATATTAATTGAGCCTCGCCCTCTTCAATTTCAGATGGGGCAATAACTGTTTGCTCAAAATATTCTTTCAGTAAAAAATATGGACTATCTGATAGTTTTGGCATTTAATTATCCTTCGCTTATAAAGGTACAATGATTATCGGCTATAACCGGAAATTGTTTTCTATCAAGTTTTACTGGTCGCATAACGTTATCAACATATCCAGAATACGCTGAATTTACAAACTGTGGATACTGAGAACTTGAAGGTTCAAAAATTTCTTCTTTGTCGGCCCCAGATAAACTGTCTGTGTATGTAACAACATCCCTGAATACCAAGTTCTGAATACCCCTAATATTTGCGAAGTCATAATCGTCCGATGTGATATCCTCATTAAGAATGAAGTCATGTATGTCAAGGAAATTTACTTTTTCACCAAATGATCTGAACATTGGATCAAAATAATATGTTAATTTGTCGAGAACTGCCTGTCTCACATCATTGAAATTGTAGATACGTTTTATTCTTAAACCTATTTCAAATCTGAAATACACAAGATTTGGAATTACAAAGGTTTCATAAACGTTTATGTGCTTACGTGGTTCAAGATACTGTAAAACATCTTCTTTAAAATCTGTATTATATCCAGATGGTGATGGAAGGTATATCGTTCCTGTTATCGTATGGTCCTGAGAATACTCCCACGTTGTAGCAACCATATCTAATGTTCCGTTAATGAAATATGTTGCATCGCTACGAGGTGGTATAAGGCTAATATATACTTTATTATATTCTAGGGTATTTCCAGCGTTCTCTTCCTGTTCTCCCCATGCGTTACTCGCAACAACATCACCTCTACCGTTTAAATGACTTATATAATCCTTAGTAGTAACATTTCTCAGCTGTGAATGAACAACCGCCTTTGAGTTACTTTTCATTTGCTCGACTGTTTCAGGATTTGCAGCCCCGAAAGATGCCTCTGTATTTGTGAATGAATCAAGATCATCCTTACCCATTGTAGATAAAATCACTCCTCTTGTAACATTCACAACAAAGTTATCATCTGCTTCTGTGATTGTTCCAGCACCTATAGAACCATCAACACCATTTGATTTGAGCATTGTAATGTTGATATCATCTGTGGTTTCTGGAACATTTCTTGAGGATGAGAACTCAATAACATATCTCTCATATTTATCATAGTTAAAAATGAATACATTATCTTGATCAATAAGACCAGTAACGTCTTCATAAAAATCAGATATTCTTGTCCATGCTGTACCGTTAACGGTTAATTGAATTGCTCGTATATCAAAAGGATATGAGCCATGGTCAAAAGTAGAAAATGGTAGAATTATTATATTATCAACCAGATCACTTCCTTTATACTCAAGTTCACTAACCTCACCCTCTCTTGCTATTAAATCAAACTCATATAGCGGGGCAGTGTCAGCTGTAAAATCATGATCTTGTGTGATGGTGTAATATATTGAATCCCCATTATCTGTGGTTAGTCCGGTATCTATGGATGTCCATGCCGGTACTTGTAAAACATCACCAACCTGAACACCTGAAAGTGCCGCCGTGATAGTTACCTGTGATGACTTATATCCAAGTGGGTTATAGCCCTTTTGTCTTACAAGTCTGTGGACTGTTTCATAAACATCCGCTGTATCTTCATACATATTCTTGGCAAGAAGATTTGTGAAAAATGTGTTGAGATCACCGAGATACGAAACCAATTCGATCAACATTGAAATATTACTTCCTTCGTAATTATAATCTTTAAAAGTATCAGATTTCTTCATCAACTGGGTCAGTTTTGCTTTTAAAGTGTTGTAATCTGTTTCTAAGAATGTGGGTGTTAGGTTATTACTCATTTATCTTTGCTCCTTTTATCATATTGTCCTCTGCCCATAGGGGTTGTAAATTTTCCAACACCCAGCATTTTTTAAAGTCCTTATCATCATATGATTCTATATTAAAATATGATATCGGTTTTATATGATCAATGTGCCACCCACCTAAAGAGTGGTTATCCCAATTCATACCTTTTCTAAACAATTTCTCAAGATGTTCTTTTAAGTCTTCCAGAGAATAACCTATCAATTCTTCCCAATGCTTCCCTAATTTTCCACCCTTCAGTGATTGGTTTATCCTTGCTCTCATTGATCCCGATATGCTGTTATAGTTTTTTCTATTATATCTTTTTTGTATTAATTTACCCTTTTCAGATGATCGATATTTTCTAAGTGTTTCCTTTCCTTTATCTGTCTTGAAATGTCTTTTATATTTTTCCTTTCCCTTTTCAGATGTATTATATTTATGTTGACACTTTTTAAATTTGTCAGTTTTTGAATACTTATGATCCCATTTTTTTCTTAATATTACCATACACGATCTACAATAGTGTTCCAACCCATCCTTATTTCTTTTTCTTTTATTAAAATATGATATCGGTTTTTCTTCTTTGCATTTATTACATTTTTTCATAATTCTCAAGTATCATTATAGTGTTTCTATTGATCTACCTTGTGATTTTATCTCATTCCAAGTAGCATCATCTATGGTGTAATATCCAAAATTCCCAGATTGTGATCTCTTAACTGGGTATTTTGATAATCGTATATCATCTGACTTGACAAAGTAAATTGTTTTATCAATATACCATGCCGCTGGGTACGCTCTGAATGTCTCAAGTATTCTACTAATATTTTTAAAGTTATAAACCACAATACCTTTCTCATTACTAAATTTTATCATAGCAACAGCAACATGTTTAATTTTCCCACCGGTTTTTACAGGGGCTTTATTGGTTAAATCCATCTTGTTGGTGATCTTAATTCCTTTATTCATCTGGTTTATTCTGTTCATCTCACTTTTGAAAAATATTCCGTGGCCACCACTAGGGTCTGATGTTTTTTCCTGAGTAAGTTTTACATGTATCATTTCATGAGCAAGAACATTTAGAAAATCCCCGTATGTGGTTTCATAATACAATGATATTTCTATGTGTTTCAAAACCCATGTTGAAGGTTTATTTTTAACACCTGTTGAAACTGTTGTACCACCAACACCCTTTCTATTAGACCATTTTAACGGGTATTTTTCTAATTCATTATTAAACAAACTCTTATTGAGGTTATCATATTCTCTTTGAAGATTGATATTTGTTTTGGTAACAAAATCATCCGGTTTCATTGTTAAGAATATATTTTCTTCTAATAAGTATTTCCCAAATTTCATCATATAGCTCTCAGAATAACTTCCATTGTTTCAATTTCATCCGATGTGGTTATTCTAAATTCGATAATTATTTTATATAAATTATTATCATAATCAGCATCCACGTTAATGGCATCGATTACGATTCTATCATCCCATTTCTCAATGGCTGTTAATATGTTATTACCAAGCCGTTCAGCCGTATATCTATCCATCGGCTCGAACAATGTTCTATATATATCAACAAACGCATTTGGTATCATTCTCCGAGAACCTTGGAATGTTTGTACAATATTAGTAAGGGAATTTTTTATAGCATCAACATCAGTCATGGCTTTTACATCACCACCCTGTTGTTTATTAAGTTCAATGTCAAAATCTTTCCAGCCCATTTATTATTACCCTCTCTAATATTTATATAAAAAATTCATTAAAATCTTGCTGATAGGTTTTTTACTTTATTCCATATGCTCGACCCACCAGATAATCCGCTTGCCGCCGATCCAATGGTTTCTTTCATACTGGTAACCTTTTCAATACCACTTGCTACACTATCCTGTATCTCTGTATCAAGCCCAACCGTTGTCATCATTGATGTTGTGTCTAGTTCCCCAGCATCACTCAATGACATATCTGATAGGAAGCTATCAACTTGATCTAAATAATTTTGCATTGTACCAACATCAACACAACCGGCACTCTCAACACATGTCATTAACTCATCTAACTTTGTGATGAGGGGTGGTATTTTTAATGTTGTAACTAATCCCTGTAGCCCAGAAACTTTTGATAAAGCTCCAAGCATTGCTGTTACATCTGGATCAGCACTTGAAATACTACCAAGTATATTACCAACTGTACCACCTGAATCTCTCGTAACACTTCCAAGAGCCTTTGAAACACTACTAAGACAACTTCCCGTGTAGTTTGATACTACACTTCCAGTTTCATTAATCTCTAATAGTGCTGTAGTTTCTGCATTGTTCAACTCCGTCAATGTATCACCGGCTGGGGATGTGACACCAGACAAAGAACTTTTTGTGAGGTTTAATGTGGATGTCATTTGTGAGCGTGAAAGGTTCATCTGTCTCAAACTTGTATCCAAACTCGATTGTAAGCTATCGCAAGGATTAATACTCATATTACACCAAATCTAAATTGTGGCCATCACCATGGGTATCAGTTCCAACGGCTTTTAAATCTGCGACAATGTTTGCAATTATTCCTCTACACATTGCGGCTAATTGTTCTCTTCTATAAGCCGATCCATCATCTCCACCCTCAAACTGCCCAGCTGTAACAGCGGTTGTTTGTGCTATAATTAAATCGGCCATTGCGTATCCTGATTGGTCTATCCCTGCCATATTCTATCTCCTTTAGTATGAACTTTTTACTGTTGCTGACACATTCATATGTGGTTGACCGGTGAGAGCACAGATACAATTTCCCTGTACAACACCTATAGGCGCACCACTACCACCGTCAATTTCGACAGTGGCATCTGCATTTATTGTTACTTTGTCTTTACAATCTATAGTACACTGACCTGTTATCGTTATATTCAAGTGACCCTGAATTGTTTCGTCTTGATTACCATCAATAGTATTCGTCCTGTTGCCAACTATATTCTCTGTTTTATTACCCTCAATATAATTTACTTCATTCCCCACTGTTGATTCTGCTCTACTACCCTCGATGATTCTTGTTTCATCCTCACCGATTGTAATATCAACATTCTGCTTTACCAATGTTGTCCTATTCAGATCAATAGTTTCTGTTTGGTTTCCGCCTACTGTGAGGTCTTGATCATAGATGATATCCCTTTTTTGGTTACCATCGATATCTATTGATTCATCACCAACAACTTTACGGGTTCTGTCACCATCAATAGTTGTATTCTCATCCTGCGCGATATGAATATTGTGATCTCCAAGGACTATTTCATATTTATCATCATTGTTCCTGATAACCATTCTACCCTCTTCATTTATCTCAATATAACTATTGGATGGATGATAAATATGGACACGGCGTTTATTGGGTGTATTATCGAATTCTACGGTGATCCCAGCATGGGTGACCATGACTATGTTATCTGGATATTCGGCCTCGTATGCGCTCTCTGGCTCACTCCAATCAGCTAAATTGTCAGCTGTCTCTATTGGGGTATCTTTACCGTCAAGATTATCGTTTTTTGTTTGAACAAGTGTCTCGGTTATATTTTCACTTCTCATTAACCTGTGAACATCTGATTCACCAATTCTATCGGGTCTTGGATAAACACCATCTGGATCGTTAAATCCTTTTGTTTTATCCGGTACTTCCTCTGGTACTCCTGATGATGTGGCGAAATATCTTGGTTGTGTAGGGTTACCGTTCTCAAAAAATAAGAATACATGACTACCATGTAGAGGAACAGCCCACGAACCAAAACCACTTATAGAACCCTCAAATAGACCATGACACGGCTCTGCCCATGGTAGATCATCTGTTGGGACACCTTTTGTTTGGTTTTTATTTATATCATCGGTGTGTATTCCAAATACGCGAACCTTTACACGACATCTTTTTTCTGGATCATCTCTATCTTCAATAACTCCACGGTATATACCATAGAATTTATTATCTGATTGCTGTTGATATGTTTCGAGTTTTCCTTTTAACATTATTGTTTTCCTATATTTTTATTCACAGCTGGAACCAATCTCGTATCATCTGACTCATAATAACCATTTTTAATACATATAAGTTTTTGTTTATATTTAAAATCGCCTGAGTTATCGAAACTATGAATAACAGATTTTATAAGATATTTTCCTATCATATTTTTATTCATCTTGTGGTCTGCATTTATGGATGGCCATTCAATTTCTATCATACCACCTGCATGTCTGTCTTCATGACCTCTCACAGTCATAACCACCAACTGTTGCATACAATACTCTTTAATCCAATTACTGAAATAGATATTATCCATTATTTTCTCATCTACCTCACCTGTAAGCTGTTGTTTTGTTTCTATATACTCCACGTCACTTGGAAATAGTGATTGCTTTCCAAGTATGGTAAACCTGTTAATCCCATCCTTATATGTGTACTCTCTTTTTAAGAATTTTTTTCTACTTGGATCGAAGCCCAGTAAATTACCACTGACCAGTGACTTTATTGAGTTATGATCTAAATGGTTTATTTTATATGAGAGTATTTTATTTATGTAATAAATGTTCTCTGTGGTGAAAGTATATATCCCCTTAAACCCCTCTGGTTTTGTTAATGTTTTTTGCTGTAACAATTTTTCGAGGGTTGTAAGATTCCATGACTTATCTTTTGTTGAATTATATAAAAGATATCCTGGCTGTTTTGTTTTTAGTTCAGAACATCTATTCATCAACCATTTTATATTTGTTGCCGGTGTGTTATATGATGTACTGTAATATGGTATTTTCTCTTTACAATCATTAACAACATCGTATGTACTAACACCACAATGCTCTTTCATTATTTGTTTAACTATATCTGTATATTTTTCATCCTTAAATGAAAGGCTATGATGTTTTGAATGAAGTAGATGAAAATATCTATCAACAAATACAACCTCTATCATATTTCTTTCAAACATATTACTGCTGGATGATCCGCTAATTTCATTTATTTTATATACGTAAAAATCAAGAACCTTATCTGATTCTTCTCCATAATATACTTTGATTTGTTCTGTACCGTTCATTAGACCAAATTCGAATATACCATGAGTATCTTTGAATATCAGTTTTCCTGTCATACAAAAAGAATATATGTCTTCTATAAAATAGAGTTGTTTTAATTCAGCCAAGTCAATAAGGTATGTGTCAACAGATGTTGTTATTGATATGGAAAATAGTCTTGAGTTTTCTGTTTTAAAATCAGTCATTATAATTCAGATAGATTTCCTATGTCGTTGAATAATATATACAAATATTGTTCTTTTAATACTTTTATTTGTTGACCCTCTTCAATATCTTCAAATGGGTTTATAACATTATTCATCAAACATAAAACCCACCACAAATCTGGCGCACCATAATAACGAAACGATACATTATCCCACCACTCATCAACGATTGCAAGGTGTAGGGTGTAATAATCATCATTATCTTTTATATCATTATCAACAATGAAAGACCTGAATATATTGGTAAATCTCGTACCGTCGGTATCTTTCAGAATGTTGAACATTCTTAGTCTTGATGTTATAGGTAAACTACTACCAGTTAGCTCTATAAATGTTTTATCTTCTTTTATAACCGCCATTATTTCTTAACCCCATATTCTCCGTTTGTTCTTACAGGCAAGGTTTCATGTGCATTACTTGAATCCCTTTTACTTGTTTCAGTAACATTTACTCTGTTCCTTCCTGGCCCCCACTGACTCGCAAACAATGGCGATAAGTCAACAAAGGTTATGGAAAGAGTTGCCTGTGTTGGGTATCCATCTCTATATGGCCCCTTAAACACCGGTTGCATACTTGTTACAGCGGCTCTATCAACATTTATAATATTTTTGGTTTGATTATTACCGTCAACTGTTCTTATCTTAAAAATATGTGGGAGTTCTATTTTAATTGTCTGGTCTATATCAACAGCACTGGAATATCTTTGTAACATATCAATAGGTTGATAAACATCCTCATATATTTTTCCCTGATCAGCAAAAATAAAATCAAATATATATGTTCTGTGTTCTGAATCAGTATACATCATCGGTGCATCTACTCTCTGAAAATCATGTATTTTTGCACCTGCAAGCCCAGCTTTTAAGGATGTCGCACCGGAATTTGATAATAAATTATCTATTGATTTATAAACTGCCTTTATTTCCTTTGTTTCATGTTTTAAATGAACAACCTTCTCTAAGAGCCTCGCCCCTATATTCTTATCATCACCCCATCTATGTGATACATTTAAGCCAAACTCGTTTGGTGCTAATAAATAAAACTTCTCACCTGTTTCAAAAACAGATATACCACCCTTCTCACGAACATCAAAATTCTGGTGTTCAATTCTAAGAATTTCAAACTCAAGCCATAAAGTGTCTTTGCCACCATATGTTGATTCTCCACCACCAACTGGATATATTCTCGGCCATCTATTATTCATTAACCCATTCCCCATGATTTATTCATAAGTAAGATACCAAAGTTCTCTATTTCATCTGGTATTGATTCTTTTGAACTACCACCTGATTGACTCTGTTGAACTACATTTGCATTTATTGTGTTACCGAGTTCACCTGTTTGTTGTCCTATGGCATCAGCAACTCTTATGTTTGACTCTTTAATTATATTTTCTAAATTTTTAGAGGTTATTATTTTTTGTTTTTCTATTTCATTTTTCTTCTCGTTGATCTCATTTTTTGTTCTTGTTATGATTTTTGAAGGTGAGTCAATTATTTTTTCAATAGGTCCAATCACTTCACCGGCATGAACATTTACAAGACCTGTAGTTTTAACAAATCCACCAAGAGCGGCCCCATGAGCCTCTTCTTTCTTGTTACTTGAAAAAATACCCATTATAGAACCAAGGATATCTTTATCTTTAATAGCACCCCATAACTCTTTAAATGCATCACCTATGGTGTTGCTGATGTTTGTGAAAAAATCAACTACTGTATTTGTGACACCGGATACCCATTCCGTAACACCAAAATCATCAAGAAAACTTTTCAACCCTTCAAATATAAATTTTAAAAGTTCTATTGGTTTTTCAACAACCCATTTCCACATGAATTTAATATATCCGATCCACATATCAAATGCTTGTCCTAACCACCCCATTAATTTATCACCCGTACCGGTAACTTCAACACCAAATAATCCAAGGAATTTTTCAAACAACCATCCAAGCAATCTTACTGGCATTTCAAGGAATTTCATAACAACGTTTTTTATACCGGCAATTACTTTTGTTCCTACGTCACCCTCTGTTGATTGATATGCTTTAACAAAATCAATAACACTCATGATTACTTGTAATGGCCAGAATATTTTCTTGAATCCTGATATAAAACCTAACCCAAATATCTTTAACGCTGGAACTTTTGCAAGTATACCACCAAATTTTTTAAAGAAGTTTATAAACATTTTAAGAGGTTTGAACATCTTACCAATGAATCCAGAGCCCTTAAATGCCTTAACAAACATATCAACACCCTTTTGAATAATAGGGACTCTAGTGGCTAACCATCCAAGGAATCTAAATGGAGCGGTTAATTGACCAATAACAGCACCTATTATGGCCCCTACAGCAAACAGTAGTATACCAAAACCACTTATCTGGTTCTTTTCTTTCATATCATTAAGTTTATCACGAATCTTTTGGGTTGTTATCATTTCAAACATCTTTCCCCACATGGCTTTGCGTCTTTCTGCATCCATACCAAACATTTTCATGAAACCCGTGAATGTGCTTCTTGTTATATCCACTATTGGGTCTATGATATCACTATTTAACTCACCGAGAACTTCATTAAAATGAGATTTTACGGTGTCGAAACCTTTCTGAATCGCTTCTCCGAAATATCTAAGGAAATCACCACTGAACCACCCTTTCATAAAACCAATAAAATCCCCAAGGACTGTTTTAGTTGGGTCACCTGTTGGTGTTAGGTCTGATCTTGGGGTTATTATAATTGGTTGTACTCCAAGAAATTCTTTTGCATTTACAGGGGCTTCCGGTGGTGGATGGAAAAAACTCATAGCATCTTTTACAACATTATCCTGTACCATATTAACCACAGGGGTTTCCGGTGATGTCATTTCTTGTGTTCTTTTTGTTGGAGTTGATCTACTTGATTTAATACCTTTTATTTGCTCTTTTAATGCCTCTATTTCAAGTTTTTTCTCATCTCTACCAACCAACAGTGCCTTGTTTTTAGATATAAGTTCAGCATCGTCACCAAGTCTAAAACTTGGTTTTCCATGAAGCAACCCAAGCTGGGTTTTAATATCTACCATTTGCTCTTTAATAGATGCTAATTCAGCTTCTTTTGTTTTCAACATCTCTTTTAATAGTTGTTTATCCATTCTCTCCACCAATAAAAAAAGGGTCTAAAGGTTCATAAGTATTTATGCCCTTTAGACCCCTAATGATCCGTTAGTGTAAACTAAGTGGGTTATTATTAAATTAATTTTCGAATTGTTCTTTCTCAGCTTTCAAATCTCTGAGCAACATACCGAGTAACATCTTCCGTTCAAAATCTGGCATATTATTACTATCTAAGATAGATATGTTGGAACCCCTCGCCAATTGATACTGTTCCTGAATAATACTATCCAGAGATGCGTCCGAACACAGTATGTGAATTATGTAAAAAAATTTGATATTGGTATATCAATTTCTTTTACATAATCACAGTGTCTACATGCTTGCTTATACTTGAACACTACTCCAAAATCATTATCTATATACCAGTTTTTCAACTTTGCAAATTCTTCATCTGGTACATTATCCAAAACAAATACAATATCATCAAGAGGAGAGTCCTTGATTTCTTCGCCATTGGCAAGAACAGACTTTACGGATAAAGCCATAGAATATGTAACTGTTTCCATTAACTGTTGCGTATATGTTAGTTCTGGAATTTTCCTAACAAGTTCCTGTGCTTCTTTCTGCATACCCCTTGTTATATGGGAAAGTGTTATTGATATACTGTCATTTAACATTACCAATCCACTGTTATCCTTATCAAATTTTTTCTCTTTTAATTTATCAAGTTTAACAGTTTGTGGGGTATTTGCTTTACAAGCAGGGCATTTTAAAGTAAACGAGTAACTGACCCCCTTTGATTTTATCCTAATATCCAGTAATAATTTGAACCGATCTTGAAGTTTTAATTTATTAATGTCAAACCCCTCTGTTATAACACATCCTTTGATAATATCATCAATGATATCCTCAATAACAAAAGGGTCTTCATTGTTTTCATAAACTAATAACTTTTTCATTTGACCGGTATTTAACGGTCTGAAACGTATCTCTTCTTGTGTACTCGGAAGAACACAAGTAAAATCATATTGATTAATAAGACTTTTAATATCTATCGACATTTTTCCTCCTTACATTTTAATGTTTTGATCTTAAACTTAAACTTCTGTTGAATACTGATATGCAAATGTAGCCTCGAAAGTGGCAACTTCTTTTGTACCATAATCAAATGTGATACCCGAACATGTTTTACACCATGCTTTATGCAATTTATAAACAGCAATTGGATCACCATTACCATCAAGATGTTCCAATGATATAATAGCATTTGCATATGTAGCGGGGTTTCCATGAACATTCGTTTCTGGATCATGTACTAAATTAACCCATTTTCTCAGATTTCTATAAACATCAGATTTGGTGTCAACTTTGAACGTAACGGTGAAATCCTCAAATGTACGAGTTGAACCTAATTTATAGACGTTACCCTGCCAATTGGTTTCTATTTCACCAACTGATGATTGTGGTGCGGATGTTGAGTTTACAAGAAAAGGATAATTCTTTGTATCCCATAAACCTGCCGGTGCATTGTCTATTGTTAGATAATACAGGTATGAACGTGCGAAATCACGATATTTACTTGTCATATTGTCGATATTGAAACTGTCTTTTCCTGGCATTTTTATTTCTCCTTTTTACTTTAAATCTTATTTATGCTACCTGTGATGCTTCCTCAAACTGTGATGCATCTTTTACTGATACAAAATTAAGTACAATAAACTCCGCTGATCGGGTTGGTTGGATGATGATCGAACACCACAACTCATTTCTGGCCTCACGTTCGGAAGTATTATTGCTTTCATCACAGACAACCTTAAATGCACGAATACCTCTTCTTGACTGAACATCTCTAAGGAAAGGCTCAATCATATTTACAAGCTGAGTACGGGTTACCGGATCATTAGGCTCAAATAGGAAGTATTTACTAGATGTGGCAATCGCTTTCTCAAGAATCATGAAAAGTCGTCTAACGTTAACTCGATTAAACCCACTTGGTTTATCGAGTAATGTTTTCTGACCCCAAATAACCTTTCCCTGACCGGCAAAAGGAACAATTGGGTTGATACCATTCTTGTAAAGAATATCTCTATGACCCTGTGTTGGGTTCCAAGCAAGTTTTCTGATACCTGTAAGCACACCTCTGTTAAGACCGGCAGGTGCGAACCATGGCTCGGCAACATCATCGGTATTTGCATACATACCGGCTACATTACCTGACAATGGAATCCAGCGATACTTTTTGGTGTCTTTCTCATATATCTCAGCCCAGTTACCGTATAAAGATGCATATGAAGTGTTCTCATTCAAGTTATCAGATGTAAATGCTCCAAGACCCCGCCGCCAATCTCTCAAGTCCGTTGCCTCATTTCCTCTGTTATTAACACAGAGTTCCATTGGTGGATCGAGAATTGCCATACAGTCCTTTCTGCTTTCTGCGATCTGAATCATATATTGTTTTACCGCAACTGGTTTATCACTATCGATAAGGATATTAACATCTATTTCTTCTGGATTTGCATAGAGGTCAAGGGCTTCCATTATTGTTCCTTCTGTAACAGTAGATGCTGTGAAAGCACCATCTGTCAAGGCTACCCATGATTCTGAATCAAGTGTCCAGTTTTGTTCTGTCTGTGCCGCTGACATAGCAACTCTGATGTAAGCAGATTGTTGATTGATTACGTTTTCTACGAATTTGGAATTGCCTTGGTCATCGATGGCCAACTCTTTTGTAGATACATTATGAACTTCTTTTGTTATCCATGATGCTCCACCCTGTGGCATCTCTTGAACAACTACCAAGAAATCGGTGTCTTCTACTAATGGTGAGTCGATATCAGCGAATACTGGATAAGTTGCCCAAAGTGAATTACCACCGGAAACCATTTCATTCTGTGAGGTTTTTGTAAGAGTAGCAATTCTTACATTGTTACCCCATGCTCCTCTTGATGAAGCGATAACCCAAAGTGCTGTATCTGCTGTAACATCGTCACCGAGGTTGTCTGGATCGGCACTATCAAGATCAGCCAATGTGAGAGGTGTTGAAAATGCTTCCCATGCTGTACCTGCGCTGGTTACTTTTGTTCCAGCAAACGTTGCCGCTACAGGTAAAACTCTTGTAGCATAAAGTGATGATCCATATTTCAGGAATCCTTTAGCGTTCAGCATATCACGATAGCAATCTCTATCGGTGGTTATTTTACCAAAAACTTCTTCTAATTCCAGTTCTCTTGTTAGCAACTGTTTCTTTAATTCTGGGCCTTTGTAAGTGTCTCTTAAAACTATAACACCTATTGATGTAGCGACTCCTTGAATTGTTGTGTCCAATGATATCTCATTGACATCAACTAATGGGCTTAAATAAAATGGCATAATGTTTCTCCTTTTTGTGCCCATATAAGATTCATTATACAGGACTTGAATTTTATTTTTTGTTCAAACTTTATTATCTATGTATACTTGTTCTCTATATTATTTATATAAAAAATATAAAAAATTTTCACTTACATTCTTTTTTTATCATTTCATGATACCCACAACCGTTCTGTTTATGTATACCGTTATGACAGTTTTCACAAAACACAACACAGTTATCAATATCTGCACTTTCAACTGGGTTTATTTCCACACCTGTTATGTGGTGACAGATAAGGTTTGCTTCTTCACCACACTTCTCACATACATGACCATATTTCTCTAAAACCAACTCCTTTAGTGCCGCTTGATCGTTTCTTGATATGTATGTTTTTTCTCCTTTTCGGGATTTTTGTTGACCAAACACAGGACAATTTTGTTTACAATCATCAGAACAGTATAATCTATTCTCACCGATATAATTACCTTTAATTGATTGTATTCTGTTACTAACATCTGTTTTCTTAGGTATAAACCACCCCTCACAATAATCACATTTTACTTCAAGAATGTTATTGTCTTTGGGTGATCGTCTACAATCAACACCATATGGGTTTAATTGATGAGCATATGTTAAATATGTTGGAATATTATCAGTGCAATAACCACCCTGAAAATTTGGATAACCGCCCTTTTCGTATCTTAATTTATGGTTTTTTCCACTCATTTTTTCTATGGTTTTTTTTGAGTGATGTTTTCCATAAAATTTGTGTTCTAATCCAACACATTTACCTTTTCTATTTTTTGATATTATATTTCTTGTTTTTTCACTGTGTTTTTTACCGAAAAACGGGTTTTTAGCACCTATAACAGAGCATTTACTACATATAACAGTGTTTTTTCTTCCTGTAAATATATCACCACACTCTTCACATGTATATATGTATGCTGTTTTCTTATTTATCGCAAAGGTGTTATTTCTTGTTAAATATATGTTATCTATATTATTCCATATAAGTTTCATAATAATACTATACCATATTTATATAAAAAAGTTAAGGACTAAACCCCAGAAATCTGATACCTATCATACATTAAGTTACATGAAGCAATCAAATCTCTTGAACCCTCTCTCTGAGACAGCGTGATCTCACCCAGCATATTGACCCATGCGTTTATAAAATCCACTTTTAAAACCACCAAGCCGTTGTTATCTGTAATTTTCAGTGTAGCATCCACAACGTATTCTTCTCTCGATGCAGAAAATTTATTCTTATTGTTATTTATATTCAGCATCCATTTATATAGTGTAAGCCAGTTTTTAAACTCACTATCAACTGTGAACCTTACAAACCATGGCTCGTATGTCAATGAACCGGCCTCATACTGAGCAACACCACCCTGCCAATATCGAGGGGTTGCTTCCATGGTGAGGGAAGGTATAACAGACTCATAGATATTGATGGTTAATTCTGTAGAACCCTCCATTGTTTCCTCTGTTGGTATCTTTGGAAATATGATCTCATAATTCTGTGGGTTTGCTTTATTTAAATTAACTTTCATTTATTATTCCTCGAACTTCTCATAGAGTTCGTATTTGTAAAGTATTCTTGCTTCCTCATCATATTTAACACCGCTGGTCGGTAAGGTTAATATCTCAACGGCATCATTTCCTATACCGCTTGCTCCCTGTGTTGTGCTGTTACGTAATACCCATGATGTCTCATTGGTGTAAATCTTATTGACAACCTTCTTGACAACACCTTCTGTTTTGAGAGGTTTGAACATAAACCCTTCAACTTTAAATGTCAGTGTCCATTCTAGTACCCTAAAATTGGCCTCGTCAATTTCTACTTGCATCTCAGGTGATGATCCTTCATATATAACTTTCAGATCGAGATTTGCCGCTCCCTCTTCTGAACTATCAATGATATCCAACTCTGGAATTGTTATTCTTATAAATGCTGTCGGGTCAAAGAATGGTAAAATATTTTCGATGATTTGTGTTATGTCAATAACATATTGAGCTGCTATCTTTACTTCAAAACTTATATCATAAGGAACCGGATTTAAAAATCTTGAAATATCATTCTGAGTTCTTCTTGAAGTTATATTCGAGTTTTTGTTAACGGCTCTGTCAGATGCATACTCCAAGCCTGTCATATTTATTCCAATGATAGGGAGAACCTTATCATGGATAATTTCTCCTGTTGCTGTTTCCTTTTCTTGAAAATAATAACCACGGGTTTTTGGCGCAAATTTAACAGGAACAGAAACGTATTTCAGTATTTCACCATCTGTTGCATATCTGGCAATGGTTATATCATTGAAGAGATCAAGAAATTGTATAATAGTTTTTCTTAGTGCATTATAAAAATAGTGGTCTTTCATTATCTACCTTTTATAGTTTTAGAACTTATTGATCATTATAACTTTTTAAAAATATCTGTACCGTTTGAATTTTTTATACCTCTGAACATATATAACGTTGTCTTGTTCAGGAATGGTTTACAATCCTTCTTTGTTAGGCCAGAAATATCTTTTGGTGATATATTTGATAAATCCATGGGTGATGGTTCATTAATATCATTTAGGTATTGCTTGAATTTCATTTGCTAAGTCTTCCATTGTCCTTGGTCATTTCAAGTTTTAGCTTTGCGATCTTTATATTACCCTTTACAGTATCCATCTCAGATCGTATTTTCTTAGTTTCATCATTATCAGCGGCATCACCGAGACTATTTTCAAGTTCTATAAGTTTATCTCTCAGTGCTTGAATTGAATCCTTCATACCAGCCAACTTTTGACTGAATGATTCTTCCTCTGATAAAAAGTTTAATAGTCTCATTTAATTACCTTCCGAACATTTTTTCGTCAATGTCCTGATATTTATCAATCTTATTTGACTCTGTTTCAATAAAATCATTATCCCCATATTCATTCTCTATAAAATCGGATAGAGCATCGCCACCACTTGTAACATGTGTTTCAAATGTGCTTGCATCCATACCGGTGTGTATCTCTCTGTGTGTGTCTGATTGTTCACTAAATCTGAATGGTCTCAAGATGAATTCATAGATAAGTTTCTTGGC